GAACCAGCTTTAATACAATCAGCAGTTGCACTTACAAATGTGTGAACCGTACCATTCTCATATCCACCAACATTGACGGATATAGTGGTCGCTGTAACCTTGTTAATTGTTACGGGAGTTCTATATGCAGGATGACCTTTCTGTGGGTAAGAATGTTGCGTCACATTAGAATCTAGTGCACAGGTAAAGGTAACACTCTCGTCTGCAATGATAATAGATTGACCTTCTTGCAGATCATGAGAGCCAATCTCTAATATCATTTGACCAGTATCAGGATCATATGTTGTTCCAGACGTAGGAGTATATGTCTTACCATTGCTATTAACAATATCAATAATCTGATTAAACGATTCTTCTGCTCTGTGAGATGCAGCTGGATCATTTACCCCAGCAGTGGTTAAACCTTTCAGATGTTCGATTGCGCCAACAGTCTCTGGTAATTGCTGTCTGACCACTGTCTCGGCACCCATCGTGCCGGCTCTGTAAGCAATACCTGTTTGACGAGCATTGAAATTGGATCCAGTGATAACGTCTCTTTCTACCGCAGGTAGAATGTATTGAGTCATATCACGCTCACACTTTTCAGAGTCGTATAGGAAATAGTTATTGTCGATATATCCTATAACCATATCCTGCAAGAAACCTCTGTTAGCCTGCAGTTGCTTTCTTGCATTACGTCTGTCAGCAGGGATTGCTGCATCGTCTGAGAAAGTAATTTCAGAGCCCAATTCGATGATTGAGTTATCTAGTGCCGATACGAATGTGTGTACACCTTTATAGAAAGATGTTCCAACGTCAACTGTAATCGTGGTTGCTGTAACGGCCAAGATTTCCAACGGGCTGTTGAATGCAGGATCTGTTGGTCTTGGGTGAGAAATTTGAGTTACGTTACCATCTGTGCCGCAACTAAATGTGATTCCACCTTCACCGATAAGAATCTTTCTTCCAACGGTGAGTGTATGAGCACCGATTGTTGCAACCATGAGACCAGTATCTGGGTCATATGTCGCATCTGTAGGTGTATATAATGTGCCTCGGTTATCAAGGGCAGCAATGATCTCATCAAAACCTTCATCAACACGCGTTGTTCCAATGAAAGAATTAGCATCAATCAACTCATTGGTCTGTTCTTTCAGTCTCTTATATGCTGCAATCGTTTCATTTCTTTGTTGGCCGACAACCTTCTCAGCAGACTTCATGTAATATGCACCACCTGCTCTCACCGAGTTGTAGTTGGTGTCGAGTAGCATATCATATTTTACTGCTGGAAGAATATATTCTGTTGTGTCTCTTCGGCACTTGACGCTATCATAAGCGTAGAATTGGTCATTGTCATCGATCCAGTCGAGCAATTCGTCTTGGATAAACGATCTATTGTCTTGAATGATTTCTCTTGCAGATGTTCTAGCAGAATTACCAGTGTCAGCGAATATGATTGGATTCATATTCTCTTCACCGTATTCTACTACATTGTAGAGTTCATTCCAAGAGGTGTTTGCTCTTGTAAAGATTTCCGTGTTTGAACCTTGGAATACATCATTGATTCTGTCTTGCAAATATCTGTTAGCTCCAAGTGTTGCTTCGAGCTGTTCACCAACAACCTTACTAGAAATGGGTGAACGATATGTAATGCCTGCAAGTCGACCCCAGTAGTTGGTGTCGAGCGACATATCATATCCAAGACCATCAATGATAATTTTAGAATCTCTTTCACACTTAGCAGCATCGTAGCCAGTATAACCAAGACCACCAGATGCTGTATTTGCTGTGAGGTATTCGACCATATCTTGTATGATCAAATCTTCGTTATCTGTAATTACATCTGCAAAGGCACTGTTACCAAGCATATTGGCTGTGGTGTCTTTCGGAGCAAAGATCTTGGTACTACCTTTTGCTCTCATTGAGATATCACCGAACTGAGTACCAGAGTTGTTCAGAGTCATCTGCCCACCGTTCAGAGCATAGAATGCCACCCGAACGAAGATAGACAGAGAACCAATTCCGTTAACACCAGCACCGTCTCTTGCTACATAACCCATACCGTTTTGAGAACGAGGGGTAAAACCAAAGCAGAGAACATATGTGTAGAGAGAGTCGGGGTCTAGGACTCTTCTATCTGCCAACATACATCCACCACCTCTACCGACAAGTGGGTTCGGGAAGTTATCGATGCCAATTTCTTGAATAACACCAAGACCACCAGATTCAGAACGAACCGTATCGCCTACAGCAAAACCTTTATTATTTTTCAGGTTACGGACGAAGATTTTTCGGTTTGTAGCAAGGTCTGGGGTTAAACCAGCATCTGCATCATTTGTATCATCCCATGAGATATAGCCTTTCGCACCACTGGAGAATGTAATCTCGTCGTCTTGTAAGAAGGCACCTGTATGGCCGACTTCCAGAATAAACTCTCTACCGAGGTCAAGTACATTGCCCTTGGTATTGAACGGCTGGAGTGGTGGTTCTACGTCTTCTCGTAGGAAGTTAGACAACTGGGAGCTGTCTCTGATATATGGAGATCGGAGTAGTTTAGCACCGGGTCTATAAGCACAAGCAAAGCCACCTTCTGGGAAATCGAAGTTATCGATCTTCCAATTCTGGAATGCGAAACCCTGTACGTAGTTACCAGAACCGACAAGAATTGCGTTGTTCTGTTCATATCCTGGCAAAGCCTCGATTACTGTAGCATACTGACCAGCAGTAGAGGTCATGGCACAATCATCTGGTAATGCAATGTTACCTTTCGTGTAATATGTACCCGGGCCTACCGTGATATGAATGGCGTTGTTGATCGCATTTCGGTCGAAAGAACCACCAGCCTTTTCTTTTGCCAATTCAGAAGCACGTTCAAGAGTTCTGATTGGTTGAAGTACCGTGCCGGGATTATCATCATCACCCTTTGCAGCATCCACATAAATCTTCAGGTCGGATTCAGTGGTCTTCGAAATCTCGCTGAAGAATTGAGCATAGGTAATTCTCTCAACCTCTCCAGTCTTTTCATTCTTGAGTGCAAACCAGCTGTTCTCGTCGATATGTGGTTCGAACTCATCGTTGATCTCCATATCGAAATCAACAAGCTTAGATTTGTCGATAACACCATTTTCGAAAGTCGAACGGTCAATACCACCGTCTTCGAATGTAGAATTCTTCTGGCTGAAACCATCAGCAGTAGAACTGGTAATGGTCATGTTAGTAGCAACTACACCATCCATCGTACCTGTGAATGATGTGTTTGCAATTTCAGAATTTGTAATTAAACTTCTATCTACTGTGGTATTGGTAAAGACATTATTATTACCAGTACCATCGGAGAAATCAGAATTTACAATCGTCAGATTGTCGCCGGATGAATTTGTTAGGTCACCATTATCAAATGTCGAGTCAGTAATATCAACATTAATAAGATCTGAATCTCTAACAACACCATTCTGGAATACCGAGGTTTCGATTTGAGTATTGGCAATGGTACCATTTTCGAAATTAGAATTTGTGATGTCTAGGTTATCACCAGTGCTGTTAGTTAATTCACCATTATCGAATGTAGATGCGGTAATGGCTAAATTATTTGCTGTACTGTTAGATAGAGCACCATTATTAAATGTAGAATCTGTGATGCTAATGTTATTGGCAGTTGAATCACTGATGGCACTGTCATCAATCGTCGAATTGATTAAGCGAACATTATCGCCATCAACATCTTCCATATCCCCTTGATTGAATTGGGAATTTGTAATAACGATGTTATCAGCAGTACCGTCATTGAATTGAGAGTTGATGATTACAAGATTGTCACCAGATGAATTTCTGAGTGTACCGTTATTGAAATCACTACGAGAAATATCGGAATCTTCCATCGTAGAATTATCGATTCTAACGTTGTCAAGATCCGAGTTCGAAATGAAGGTAGTGGTGATCGATTCACCAGTGATTCGGATTCTACTGAAAATCTCGTACTGTAGTGCTTCTACGAGCTCTTTTCGAGTAATATTTTTAGTACCGTCGTCGCCCTGTACTAGGTTTACGATAACAAATAAATCTTCTGACCTAGTATTGGCACCTGTAATCGGCCCGAGTTCTGAAATCTTAGACATTTAGTCTTTACCCTTTTTCTTCTTATATTTAGACGGATACATATCAATGGTATATTTATTCAAACCAAATTAATTGCGCCCAGATTTTAACTCTTCAATCTCTTCTTTTAATTCTTTAATTGCTTCAACTAAAAGCGATACCATATTCTCATAGCGTAGGGCTTTATACTGGGTACCCTCTTCTTCAAATTCATAAACAACTTCAGGCAATACCTTCTCAACCTCTTGCGCGATAAGACCAGCAGATCTTTCTTCGTTGTTCTTATAATTGAAGGTATATCCATTAAGGCTCATTACCTTATCTAAAGGACTGTGAATTCTTATTAAATTTTCTTTTAAACGAATATCTGATGTGCTGTGGGCTGATCTTACGTTACCTGTCGCATGTACATCTCCTGTGACCGTAACCGTATCACCCACATTCATCGCACCACCTATAGTGTGAGTTCCGGTACCGTCGGCTCTCAGGACACCACCGGTGGTGATAATATTACCGGTAATCTGCATGGCACCCGAACCTACAATACTTCTGCCATTCAGGTCTAGATTACCACCCAACTGAGGGGTAGAATCTTCAACAACATTTTGAATACCACTTGTAGCAGTACCGACCAAATCATTTGCCGGTGCCCATTCAGATCCATCCCACTTGAGTACTTGACCATTCGCAGGTGTCGTGGTTGATACATCACCGATATCAGATAATTCGTTAATGGTTGTACCTGGCTCGAATGGAGACCCATCAGCATTCTGATAATTATCTGATCGGAATACAGGTACTGAAAGAACACCAGCAGTAGTCAGTTCGAACTTGATTGGTGCGGAGCCAGTATCGATGATAAAATTACCACCGCTGTCCTTAAGACCTACGTCCCAAGCAATGGTCGTATCTGTATATCGAGTTCTGCCACCATTATTATTGGTGAAAATAGCAGTGACTTGATCGCCGGAATTAAAATCAACAACGGAGGTAAATTCAATTGTTTCATTTGCAGTAGCAGATCTGATTTCATCCGCAGATAATGCCCCGCTAGTTGCAACCAAACTTTCTGCACTAAAGATTCCTTGAAGAGTAGCATTACCTGCAGTTGTATCTCCGGTCGGTGATGCTGTTACCGCGTTGGTACGGAATGCCGCGGCCATTTCATTGGTCTTATCTAACCAATTCTGAAACGTCTGTGTAGTTTCGATATTTACTATATTTCTGGCCATTGTTATCTACTTTCTAATTTTTCCATACGTTGACAAATAGATACCAGACAAGTTCTAATTTCAACAATGTCTTTTTCCATTTGAGTGACTTTTCGGTAGTATTCTCTTTCCCTTTTGTATTTATTAAAAGCATGTGCATCTGTATTCAAAACTGCTTGTGTTTCGGAATCTCTTCTATTTTGCATAATTTAAAAGCCTTATGTAACTGCAATCGCTCTATAATCTCTTAGTGTTGGTGCAGTATGTACGTTTGGTGAAATCAATTCAATCTTTATAGCAAATCTACGGAACCCAGAAAAATTCTTAAGTCCGGCATTGCTTGCATATTGATACAACCCCGAATAATTTTCTGGAAGCCTGTAGCCAAATTCCCTATAATCATTAATGTCGGATATAGAAGAATTTACATCGGAACCTTCAAAGCATTCAAGTTCTACCCAAGGTACTTCTTTGAATGATTGGCTGTCATATTGATTTTGTGCTCTCATATAAACTTTGACTGTAGAACCAGGTGGTCTATATTCCGTTGTTGCTACGTAAATATCTTCAGCATCCAGTTCTGGTGCTAATTCGATTACTTTTGAAATATACATCGAGGTCGGGTTGGAAAGAGGGCTGTAACCCGGTGCACTTGTATCTTTTAATTGATATTGATATGCAATCATTTTCGAAACTTCCACATCTACGAAAGGTGTGGAAGTAACATCACCCGAATTTTCCATCTCTATAGTCAATGAAAACTCAGCAGTACTGTTTGGATTCGTTACAATATTACTTGCACTTGATAATATAGTACCTCTTACATTGAAGTGGTTATTATCATTGAATCTAATCGGCATCGAATAAGTTGTACTACCATCATCATAAGGGTTGAATGTTCCGAAGCCACTGGTCTTAGATGATGAATCAGAAGCCTTCATTATCATGGGCTGGAAATAACTTAGATTAATATTATCTACCGAATCGATTGTTGCAGTAAATCCACTATCCAAGCCGTTGATGGTACCAGTGGTAAAGAATCGTGTAGAATTAGCAGTGCTTGCCTCTAGATGCATCTTAGTAGGATCATTACGATCCCAGAAAGAAATCTCACCCACAACCACCGGAGAGTGTTGAATTCCAGTATCTATAAATGTCGGCCCTGCACCAAGGTTTACTGGTTTGTTCACAATGATGGAAGTGGCTCCAGGTACACTCTCAACTCTAAAGATGTCTTTATCACCTCCTACCTCTAGGATAATATAATCACCATCGAAATAGGTTTGATCAAGTGCTGTACCAGTTAGTGTAACTCTTGCACCACCTGAATCAGAAAGTCCAAGGTTACCGGTTGTTGCTGAATCTCTCGACTTTGTCTGATAGATTTTTTCTCCCAACTTGAATCTGCCATTACCACCGGATAGTGTAAAGAATTCATTCTTATTATTTGTGAGTGTTACACTACCGGTAGACTGATTAAAATTATGTCTACGCAGAGTGAATTTCAGATCTTCGTCTTGATAAGATCTCCAAGCACTGTTATTAGTAGAACTGAAGAGAACACCGTCACCCCAGTCTTGAACAATTGCAGATCCTTGGGTATCACCTGGTGTCAAATCAACACCACCGACTTGAGAGATGAATGCCAAATAATTAGGATCTTGAGCATCAGGTTTAATTGATACTGCATATTCTTTTTCAACATCCATTCTCACGGGTGCATCAAATGAGAATGTTGTTGCTACAGAAGCATCGTCTGACACATTTACATCACCAGGTAACTTATGGACCTTTCCGAATGGAAGAACTTGACCAGAAGGATAGCCGTTGACCACTTCTCTCAGTTCAACAGTAACTCCATTGGTTGTACTCTTACGCTTAAAGAACAAGTCAATATTGGAAATGTATATGCTGTTACTACCTCGACCCATACCTTTCTTAATAAAGAATGTTTGAGCAAGAGGATCTCCAGCAGGAATACGTCTTACCACATTTCTGAAAGAAGATGATGTGTTGATATCGAAATCTGGTGCTCTTGTAGATACACCGACAGAGGTCTTTTCTACGGAGAAGTTATAGGCTCGATATGTGACAAATCCTTTCGAAATTGCAGCAGAATCTATCTGATCATATGTGTCGACATCTACAATTTCAAGGACACGATCACCGACGAAGAACGTCTCTGGTGGAATAGCAAAGACCGCTCTTAATACGCCATTAGAATCTGTGGTAACCTCAACACCACCGGCTTTTGTTCTCTCCACGTCTTGTGCTCTGTCTGCTTCTGTACCTGGGAACACATGAGGATTAACATCTACTCCATCAAAGAAGAACCAGTGTCTTGCATCTGGTCTCAAACCCGACATATAAATCTTAACGTCTCGGCCAGCCATATAAGGTTCAAAATTGAAATTCCGTACGAATTCTCCAACCTGAATATTCTGAACTTGTGCAGCTTGATTCAATTCGATGCTTCTGGTTGTCGTTTCAATTCTCTGGGTGAATGTGTTTCCAGCACCTGGGAATTGGAAATCACCCCAGTTACCCCAATTAGCCATTCTTGGGGGAGCCCAACCAGGTCCGACATCATTCCAAGTCTCTAACGGCCCCACAACTCTTTCTGTGGTCACATCGGTAAGAGGAATAAACTCTTGGAGATTATCGACGAAATCCGTGAATGCAGCGGTCATATCAATATTGATTTCTGCTGGATTCACTGTAGTATCATACGCCGCATCGTATGGAGGTGAAATTTCACCAACACCTCTGTAACTGTAAGCATTACTTACGCAGTTTCTAAATCCAGTTGCATAAGTTTGAGAAAGAATTTCTACACTAGCATCTCTACCCAGAGTTGCTGCCTTGGGATTACTTGGTGCCGGGAAAATAGAAGCACCAGAGCTTGTTTTATAAACCAAATCAATTGGAAATGTTTTCAAGGCAGGTGTCAATATCTTTTGATTAAAAGGTACTGCTGCTTTGAAGAATGGGTCCGATACATCAGCAACGGTAAGATCGTTGAAAGGATCTACGATGAAACCATTCTTAAATCTGTTTAGGCCAAGCTCGTCTGGAATAAACATATTTTGTGTAGAAGATTCAAGTTGGCTCAAAGAAACGTAGTAAGATAGTCGATCAATCTGTTTACTCAGACTGTGCATATCTTTCATGGTAAATGCTTTGATTCCACTAGTTTTTGTGTGGACACCGTAAGCCTTTCTTCCTGTTCTACTTGCTTCTCTCTCCGAAAGAGCAGGATAGCCGGGTACAAACACGTGGCCGAGAGCCATCTGATCGGGATCTAGTGTTGGAGGTGCCGCAAGCTTTTCTTCCCTTCCTTTAATTAATTTAATTCCCCCATAAGAGTCACAAGCAACCGTATCTACCCTTTGAAGATAATATGTTATCTCTGCGGTGGCAGAGGCATTTCTAGCTGGGGTTATTGGAGTTATTGTAGTGAATACTTTTGAGTTGTCACCAACAGCAGAAGAAGGAACAGATGCTGCAGCAACATCATCGGTATAATCTACATTCGAATCTTTATCTACGTAGGGTCTAAAGTCAAGACATTCTCGCAGATTATATGATGATCCATTCTTGGCTTTATAGACCGGAATATCGTATAGATCTAATGTTGATGGATAACTATTAATCGTGAAGAAATATTCTCCAGAGCCTTGACTAATTTCAAATACTTTTAATTGAATTAACATTGAGCCTGTAGGCTGCGGTCGACCAGGAATATATTCCATATATGAAATATCATAGTAGGTATCTTTCTGGTTAGAAATCAATCTGAAACTTTCAGTTACATCAACACCGTTTGCGTCTGTAATACTGATAATATCAAATACGTCTGGGAATCCTAAAGAATATTTTGATTGGCTTGCGTTCCAAGTCTGTCTGATATATGGTGTTCGAACCACTTTATCAAATGGAGATACACCGTCTACGGTACTACCAACAAGTCTCTTATTGAAATATACTGTTGCTTGTGAGCCAACTGAATCTGCAGGATTACAACCAATAATTAATTGGCTGTTATTAGAAGCTGTTGCAACACTGATAACCCGTACTTGTGAAGGACCACTACCTACAACTAGGACTTCATCATTATTACAATTGAAATCTTCGCCGGGGTTCGCGTTAATTGTGATTGTATTACCTGTAATGCCGCTTACATTTTCACGAACTCTAACGGGGATGGCCATTTTTTCGGTTGAGAAAAGACTGCGATGACCAGTGGGAAAAATGAGTGCTTCATTTCCAGATTGTTTTTGATAAGTTCCACCTTCACCCGGTGTTACACCGAAATCACCATCAAAAACAATGGCACCATTACTATCAAAAATTTCATGAATATCGTTGCCAAATTCTCCACCATTCACTTCAACACCTGTCATATAAACTTCTGTGGGTGTAATATTATATACAACTGCAGAGCCCATATTTGATGATAATGGATCTCGTAAAATAACCGAGTGCCAATCTATATCGGTTGTTCCTGAAGAAACCCAATTCGTACCATTATTATAGTCTATGGGATAGCCACCACCGTAATTAAAAGAGATCGATTGGTTTGAAACAGTTTCAGTTTCAACGATCTGATCAATCTTAAATGATCTGTCAGCAGAATTTTCTACCCTATAGCCTTTAACATATGCAATACCAGATCCTAGAACCGCATAAACTTCAGTATTTGAAGCACCGGCAGGAATACGATCATCTGTACCTAATGGAAATTTCTCTAGTACATAGTTACCAGATTCTTCATATGTTCTTCTGGCAAGCTCATCACCTAATACGTTATATTGAGAAACGTCTCTTAGTGTGATTGCATTACCGTTTTGGTAGCGGACCAGTGTAAAGAAATCAGCAGCAGTTTCTGCTTCGGATGAGGTTAGAACTGTGAGAGATGGAACCAGTTTTAATCTGTCAGCGCCTGGTGCATTCTCATTCCTAGAGCCATTTGCATTATCATACAAAGAACCATCATTAATTGCGGCAATCGTAGATTCTTGTACGTTATAACCTACGTTAACATCATTTGGTAAATTATTATATTTCGAAACGACAAGTGTTTGAGCATCAGCAAAAAGGAAATGACCTTTTTGGAAAATAATACCAGGAGCAGATTGAATACCAAAAGATTTGCCAGTAGTGGTTACGACATTGGTTGTCGTTACTTTACCCTGTATTACTGCTTGTCCTTGGCCTGCGGCAGGATCTTGTGTTCCTGCTTTGAATCTCAGCAAAGAAAGTGTCAGAACTTCACCAGGCTGGAAAACACGATAGTTATTTGTTTCGTTCGAATTTAGGTAGTTGATATAGAATGTGTTGAGGTCTGGAGTTCGAACCTCAACTCCTTGATCAGCTGCAATTACATTTGCGCGAAGACCAGACGTTTCACCAGTCAACTGATAAATTTCATCAAACTCTGTTTCTACACCTTCTGCTACTACAGTTACTCTTTGTGGCACATATGCTCTAGGATCAAAACCAGTTTGAGCTTGGGCAACACCATTAGCATCATATGGGATCCACGTATCTTGAAGTCGTACATACTGAAGATCATCTAATTCGGTAAAGTTACAACCTTTAACGATAGATCCTTCTTTAAAGATATTATCGCCAAACTGTTCAATCTGACTCTGCAACATTGTTTGCAGCTGTGTCAGCTCTCTTGCTTGAACGGCATAGCCCGGTTTAAACAGCACACGGTGATATTGATTTTCTAAATCAAAATCATCAAAATATGGTGCTGCATTGAGATCTGTATTAATTGGCATTTTTAATCCGATTCCTTAAAATTCTAGTACGAACTTAAATTCTTCTCTTGACCCTTCTGTTCTCGGTAATGGCTTAAAGTTCTCCATAAAATAAATCTTTCCGCTTCTTTGTACATAAGGGGAGAAGGTCACATTATCTACTTGAGGTGTGTTTATTTCAATTATCTGGCCTGTATCATTTCTAAATGTTAGTGACAGATCAAGCGATGTATCGCCATTACCATCAGTTCCATTTACATATGGTCCCATATATTCAGCAATATAAAATGTATTTGCTGATTCATCAATTTCGTGAATTCTACCAGAGAATGTAATATCGTTATCAGAGTTTATCTGTACCACCGATGTGTTGGCCACTATTCTATCTATATTTTCACTAACAACCCCAATCCTGTTATCGAATACGATAGGAGGCGATACCGAGGAGAATTCTGGATTCTTTACGATACCTACACAGCCGTAAGTATTGGTGGCACCGATTTGATTATTATCATCTCCTGTAATATACGCATATAAAGAATAATGTCTACACTTAAATTCATCGATTAAATTGTATCCGTGATCACCGTTTGGTGTCAATATTGCACGAATCTGAGCTCTTACATCGGTACTGTTGGTTCCCTCTGGATTGAAATCATTCTCTGGATCAACAACTGTAGCAGTTGCATTATTATAACCAGTACCTGGATCAAGTACGATAATTGACGCAATTGTATTATCGATGATATTTGGAATAGCAACAGCACCGGTACCATCACCTTTAATATCAACCGTAGGGAAGATGCTGAAGGTTGCAGCTTCTTTAATTACTGAAGTTCCACCACCTTGTACCACGGGATCTTGGTCGAGAGTAATGAATCCCTTATTAATTGTATCGTCGTAATTATATCCAGTAATTCTGTAAAGATAAGTCGATCCATCTGGGTTTGTAAAGTATATCGACTGACCGTTATAATAATTACCACGAGGGTTGAATGTACTCTCTGGAACATATTGTATTGTACTGTTTGTTATTGCTCTTTCTGTTACCCTACCGGTTTCTTCCACATAACCAAAATTATCTTCGTTATTTTCCACGACAATATCAGAAACACCTCCACCTCCGTTGGGTGATGGTGACGGGTCTTGGTCATATGTACCAACCAGCGGTAGATATCCAATATGACTGTATGCGTCTTCTTCTAGTGCAGATACAACATACATGAATTTCCAAATGTAACCATCTGCTGTTCGGTATATCTGGTCATCTGAAGATTCGTTGAATGCCGGGGGGCTTTGTACACCTGCTCCATAATTGTTAAACAGGCACTTATAAACACGATAATCTCCGGTATCATTATCATTTGGGCCCACAACACAATAGAATCTCTGGGAGTCTAGAGGTACTGTATCATCATATTGTACAAATACTTCATCTCTCTGCCAAGGATAATATTTAATCATGAAATGAGTATCTTCTGGTCTTATTTTTTTGCCAAAAATTACTCGCTCCAAGAACGTATTCTTAGCTACCTGTGTATCATCAGGTACAAATTCATTAATAGAAGATACGAACACATAGTAGTTATTTGTCTGCACGTCTTGTGCAAACCGTCGTGTTGCATCTGTCTTATATTCTGAAGTTAAAATCTCTGGCATGTTACCATCTCAATCCCAAACGATATTGGTTATTTATATTTTATTTCTGTATTGAAAGTCGACGACGAGGATACATCATGCCGGTTCTTCCTGGCTTTGGTCGCCTTATTCCAGTACCATTAGAGTTAATGAATTTTCCATTACTTTGTAAGATTGCCTTGGGCAAGAAAGTACAAAGATTCTTTGAACCGAATAAATCTTGCATAATCATGGAACCACCCGTGCTTAAATTGTAACCAAGATACGTAGCATGTACAGGTTGAAAAGCCGATCCTGGGTCTGAATATGTTACTGTCGGCCCGGGCCAAGCTAGTTCACCTGCTGGGCTTATGATTGTTTGGGTAGCAGTAGGCGCGTTTGACCAGTCAATCTGATTCATACTTTCTAATCTGTGCGCTGCATAATTTTGCATTATTTCTCTCAGCTTTGCTATTGAGGGATAGCTTCTCGTCTTAGAGTAATAATCTTCAACAAATAGAGCTCCAGCTCCAGCAGCAACTGGTGCGGCACAACTAGTTCCAATGAAATAACCCATTAGTTCACCATTAATGCTGGTAGTACCTGACTGGTTAAAAAGGTCAGTTGGATTACCATACCTATGATATGGCCCATACCAATGATTGCCCGGAGCAAATAGATCTACAATCGGGCCCCTCGTGCTATAAAAATCAACATAAGGCTTTAATTGGCTGCATTGATATGCTCCGATACTAATCTCTTCTTCCATACCATTGTCTCCAACGCGCAGTGGATAATATACTACATTGGATACGGAAGAACTACTACCTCCACTCACGGATAAACCTGAGGTAGAAATATTGATAATTCGACCATTCGCAGTAAATTCATTATCCCACTGTGGAGTACCTTCTTTGGCAAAAACATTGCCAGCATTACCTATTGATCGAAAGTGATAAATTGGGCTATGGCCGGCAGTGGTAACATTGTCAAATGCTACATTGGCTGCCTTAAGAGCACTATTTTGAGTAGAATTTGGTACTATGATACACCATTTTTTTACATTGTCAAATGGGTCTTGGAATTGCTTTGGTGCCATGTGTGCAGCTTCAAATGCTGAATAATCATTTCCCCAGCCACCACCAGGTCTATTGACTGTAGTAGCTCCACCACCATCACTGTAATAAGTGAGAGTTGTAATATTATCAATGGGTACTGCCTTATCATAATATTCGTCCGAAAATCCCCAGGCCCCGGTACAAATTGTAGCATTTCTTTTACCAGTTTCTGAATTTACAGCTTTAGCTTTATGCCACTCTAATACTGCATTGTAGGCGACCAAGGTATCATAATCCTGAATGTATATTACTCGAACATCGGAACCTATTGCCCAGCTGTTTATTCTCCCTGCTGCAGCACTCATTACACCGATACCATGTTCATCTAGCCATCCAGCTGATGGATTTGAGATCTGGTTATTGCCCGGTTCATTCATCGCAGAATCATAATTGCTCCAATCCATTTTAACAATTTTTGAATTCGCACCTAAGCTAAGGTTTACACCTCCGACCATCGAGCCGGTGTGTATTGTACATCTGTAGTAGAATTGAATTCCACCGTTGCCCCATTTAGAAATTTTATATGTGAGTGTCTCGCCATTTGCCGCACCTTGGTTATCTACCAAGGGCAATTGATTGCCCGAACCATCTACCAATTCTAGTGGGTGAGAACTACTAGCATTATTGGTAAAATTAACTGTATCGCCTGGATGAAATATTAGTGTTGGATTATTGGCACTGGAAAGTGTACCACCTCTGTGTGTACCACTTACAATCCAATTTGATGAGCCATTTGGAGTTAATGTGAGATTCCATGTTCGAGGATCATATTCAGCAAAATCAAAATAGTATTCTCTACTATTATATGAAGTGTCTGGTGGTACACCAGCTTCAATACAAACGATATCAACATATCGTCCTACAGGTACTTGTTCCCAGTTTGCAGTGACTAAATTATCTTCACCTTGGTAGGAATGAAATCCAGCTGGACCTGAAGATGCGGTGATGTTTACGGATGACATAAGAGCCTTGCCGAGAGGTTGATAATCATAAGAATTACCATTACTTACTGGGGGTGCTGTAAGATCAGCACCTCCAACCAAATCGGTATTAACAACTGTGGATGGCCATGGTCCATCATAGAAAGCAGTAGAAAACTTCACCGGCATTTTTGCCTTTTCAAGATTTTTTACTTCTGCACTTTCTAAAAGAGATGTTTTTTCTTCTTCGTCAAGCTTAACACTAGCAACACCGGGTATCGACGATAGTCTACTTATGACCTCAATATCTCGGCCGTCGCCCGAATCGAAAAATAGATTTTCATCAACTCCAGATTCAAAGACGACTGTATATGCTTCCTTTGACATAAAATTATGCCTCTAAGATAATTCCGGTAAGGGTAACTGATAGTGTTTGAGCACCACCAGAGTCATTTTTTATTGCACACCTAAGACTCGAGCCGGAATTAGAATATGCTAATATGGCTGGTGTAATATCAAAAGTTTCTGCTCCATTTGAAATGAATTCAGCAATAAGACCTTCACCATCAGCAATATCATCACCCTGTACTCTTGATATGTCTGCTGCTCTAGCAGCATCATCAACATATATTCTGAACCAAACTGCATGGCTTACCTGAACCTTCATTAGCATAAATGAAGAACCTACATTGTTGAAATTCATCACCACATCTTGCTGGTTACCAATTAATCCACTTGTAGTCACAGTCTCTGTTGTTCTACTGAGAGTACCGCCACCACTTCCAGTTGCATCTGCTGCGGGGGCCCAACTACTACCGTTGTATTTTAATACTTGTCCACTAGATGCCCCTGCTGTAGAAACATCGGTCAAATCATTCAATACACTTGCACCACCTCCACCAGAGGGAGCAGCAGTAAATTCTAGCGCATTACCAGAAGAATTAACTCTGATAAATTGACCAGCGCTTCCAAGTGAAGCCGGTGTATCGGTCAGCCCTGTAAAACTAGCAGAACCACCACTTCCAGTTAAATCTGAATCGTTGATCCAATTAGAACCATTCCACTTCAAAGTCTGACCTGCGTTCAGGTTGATTAGAACAACATCGTCTAATTCTGAGATATTTCTAACTGCACCTGTTACATCACCTGGAGCTGCCCATTGATAGGTGCCGTCAGCATTTGTCTGTAAGATATACCCATCAGTTTCTGAACCTGTAATTGCTTCACCATAAGAATGCCTTGCCAAAGGATCAGTATAACTTGGTACTGGTGCGGCCGTATTTGCATTATCAGTTAGTAACTTTCTCCACTCACCTTGATGAGCATAATACAGTGCACCGGTATCGTGGGCATGAGCAATACAACCGTGATGTGAGGTAGGATCTACGTCAAGTAGCTGAGCCTCTGTATTGTATAAAAACGAAATTTTATTTGCTGTAGATAAGAGCTCAATTTCCTCATCATTATTAATGAGGTTTACGATATCGTTTCCACCCAGCGCATTATATAATTCTACGAAATTATCATTGGTCTTATCAAATGCTGTGCGGAGAGGATCGCCGGTACCGTCGTTGGCAGAAGTACCAATATTGACAGTTTGTTTTGACATGATTTCTCCTAAAAGATTTTTAAACTATTTATCTTAAACTGTAGAATCATTATCTACGGTTACATCGTCTCTATCGACTCTTAGATTGATTACATCTACTGTAAGTGTCTCCAAATCTGGTGAATCAATAAGCACCGGTAATGACCCAGGTGGTGCACCATCATCGACGGTACCATCATTATTATATGTGGGCCCCGGTGTATTAAAGTTTCTTCTAAACCTCATTTCTTGAGGTGAACCTATTAATGCCTTAAAGATAAAGTCACCGAACATCTTCGTTCCAGCAAGGTGAACATTCTCTTTTAGCAATTTCTCATATTCTTGCTTAGCAAGAGTCGATTTAATTTGATATGAATATTCCTGATAGAAATCACTATCTTGAATCTTCATTGCAGAATCATAATATATTTTTTCTGGTAAGACCACATAGTATTCTGGATACGTCTTGTACCAAACTTGAGATTTAAGACTCGGTGCAACTACATTATTCCATCTATCAATTGTGTCTTGAGCAACGTCTTCAGCACCGTCAGAAAGTTTTCTCAGCTGTGTTATATCTGCTGCATTGATTTCCCCATTCAGTGTATAATCAAAATATGAATACCCATCTGAATGTACTGTGTTTGCCCACAATCCAAGCTCTGGGGGAACTGTAGGTTCTACTCCCGCGACAAATACCTCAAGCTGTTCTACGAGTTTTTCTGTGGGTAATATTGGAGTGTTCAGATCGACTGGAAGATCCTGATACCCATTTATATGAGAATTAAATTCAGACCAGAATCCACTGGTACTACCTTGTGTCTCGGCAAATACTGTACCTATTGCTTTAATATCATTGTCGTCATCAAATATTTCACCAAGTTGGCCAGTAACATAGCCAAAACCAGAATCGATTACTGCAACCTTCGAAATCTTACCTATAGAAAATTGTGTCTCTGCATCTATAATGGCGTTTAATCCTAAAATTTCTTCAGTAAGATCATCTCCTGCTTGAGATATAGGTATATTACCATTTGCTCTTATAATTTCGTTCTCTGCTGAGAACCCATAATAGTCGTAAGGTATTAATCCAATATAGCCTTGCTGTGTATTAGTTTTTGTAACAATACCGGTGCGGCCCGAATTAGTTTCTTCAACGATTTCTCCAACATCAAATACACCAGCAGAAGCAGGATCATCGAAACTGATAATCTGAGGCCTCCTAGAAAGTGTTGAAAACACATCATCTTTTGCTCGAGCAAATACATCAAATGTGTAATCTCTGCCAGGGTCGATATTCTCAAATTCTCGTATCGAACCAATGGTAAGTGTTTCGATATTGAAAGCCTGATTCAATGGTGTTGCTAGCGTTACCGGATCTGCTGTACCTGACATTGGTGCCGCAGCAGGTGGTACATCATTATAATTAGTTGAATTAAGGAAAACAGGAGCAGACGCAAGACCACCGGGTTCGGTATTCTCAATAAAATTAGCAATCGGATCGGTAATAATATTGATGTTTGTTGCATTGTCAAGACTCAAGACTTTCACATCACTTTCTAATCCGGTATCAACGTACATATCACCAGGTGATGTTATATTCTTAGGTGTAACAAGTCCAACCCAGCTAGGATTAATTGTTATATTCGGAGATCGATCTACGGTAAGGATTACTCTGTTAATACTAAATTCACCATGAAGTCCAGCACTAGCATCACACTCAATACCTACAACATTATCTGCTTGTCCTACAACAATTGCTTCATTTCCAGCAAAATCTCTTAATCTTTCAAACGGAGTAAATGTCAAGTCATCTTTGTTTGCATCATATTCTGCTTGATTGAATAGAATCGATTGATTTGAAACAATCAGCCTGGTATTTTCAATCGTGTAACCGAAACCACCATTTTCTACTTCATAATTAATACTACCAGATAGATCATCAGTGACCTCAGTCACCATCACCTCTCCGCCCTTACCAGTAGTGGTTCTTATATTGTATATGTCACCAATCTTGTGGCCAGTACTAGCATCTTTATTACCAGTATCAATCTCAACTGCGCTTAAAGATCCAGCAACACGACCAAAAGAAATTTCTTCGCCGTTAATGGTAGTAATTAGGTCATCGTATTTTTCGAATACACCCAACACCTCATCAATATAAATGATGGGTGTCAAAATATTATTTAAAATGATAAAATTGATTTTATCGACAGCTGCAACTGCACCTGAAGAAGAGCCTAATATATTTCTGCTAAGGAGATCTTTGTAGGTGTATATAACATCTGTTTTAGAAACAAATTTATTCTTGTTAGGGAACATCTGTAGGTATATGCCATTTTTCCAATTGGAATCGGAAACCTTAAACATAAACCTAGCTGGATAAGTAATTTCAGCATCAAATTCATCATAGAATAAAGCAAAGAAAAGTTCAATACCTGCTGGTGTTCCCTTTCTTCGGTAAAGGTCAAGAATATTTTTAGTAACAAATCTGATTGTTTCTTCTTTCAGGGGTAAATCTGCTAAGAATTTTTTCTGGAAGAAGATAAGCATTTTTTCGAGAGTAGTATCAATATCCCGATATTCAAACATTCTTCTTGCATTATAAATCGATTGGTTGTCCGTCGATTCCAACCACTTATAATATTCTTCTACAAGCTCAACGAGCTCTTCGCCGTTCTCCCTATAGATAGCAGGAAAATGAGACTGGATAAAGAACGATATGTTATTTTCTATTACCGCCATCTGGGAGTGTCCCTAGTACGTAGTTGTTGATGTTCTACTAATATTTCCATCGAGGTTACCATAAGCATCACTATCCTCACGAATTGCACTAAATCTAACATCAGAATCACGAATAATGAAAACTCGGCCTGTGGGAGATTTAATATCGTCGGATGCTGTCTTTGCCATAATCTTAATTGCTTGGCCCGGATAATCCTCTACAATCAATTTTGATAAACGAACATCACCGGTTTCATAATCCACAGTTCCAGCATTTGGATTTACAATCTGCGGATTTGTAAGATTATCTGTAACAAGCTGCAATTTACCTTCACCATCATCTTGGATGAATACACAAACACCACCAGTGGTATCGAATACACTACTCTTAATTGCAGGTTTGTAATCATTAAATCCGTTCGTTAATCTGAATGGGTATGGTTTTACCAATTCTGTTTCAAATCTAAATCTTGGATTAGCTGCCACATTCAACACCGGAGAGTATTGAATGATTGGCATAATATCAAGCTGACAACTTTGAATTGCTGTGTCTAGTGCATCAATAGAAGAGGCAAGCTTGGATGATCTTAATGTCGCATTGAATTGTTCCAAATTATTATCAGAATATGCTTGAATCGCGTTTCTAACCATAACCTCAAATTCTTGTGGTGTTTTCTGAGATAATTTACCAGTATAGTTAATCTTCGCGTGAATATCAGCATATAAGAATTGTGTCTGTACGAAAATAGGCTCAATACTAAGAGGGCTTCTTTCTTTTAGATATTCGATAAATGTATTTGCAAGTGTCGTTGAAATTAGCTGTGCATCATCTTGCAAGAATACAGAGATTGCAACTCTACCAAATTGAGGTGGATCTAAGTCTTCACCACCATATGCAGATACTGCTGTGATTTCTGGGAATCTTTGTTGCAACAGAATTTCATAATCTTTTGTCGTTACTGCTCTGTCTTGGATCTGCAATGATTTGGGTGCAAAATAACGAATGCTGTCAAGTGATTCTCTTTCTAAACCGCCTTGTGCTGGAGAGACGGTTTCTACAGAAATTTCACCCTCTCTAAATCCGGTACTAAAACTAAATGCTCCATTACCCTCTTCACCAGATGTTACTCTATATTGAACTCTTACATCTTCGAATGGTTCTGGCTGCAAGCCATAATTATTACCACCGAAATAGATGGCGTAGGAATTGTCAAAATATGCTTCGACATAAAATACCTTATCATCAGGCCGTACACCAAAGATTGAATTTGCTCGGGTAAAGATATTTTTATCTTCAGTCTCTTCTGCATCAACGTACACTACCAGAGAATCGATATCAGCATTGTCATTGGTCAGCTGTACCCTTAATTTTCCATCTGCGTCAATAATGAAACCTTCTCTCTGAAAACTTGTAAGTGTCTGACCTTCAAAGAGTTCGACATCTTCAGCAATAAATGTACCAGCAAAAATGCCAGCAGCCTCGTCAACAGATACCCTTCTAGCAACGTAGGTCTGATCTGTCACAAAGTTAAAATTCTCACCCAGATAATTAGACGAGAAATCTGTGAATCTCGGGATCTCAATTGTCTGTGATGTTTCTGTGGGATCTACGATGGTTACATTTACAACAGCCTTTGCTGATTTACGAGATCTCGGTAGGTAATTCAATTCCTTTGCATGAGAAACAATCGAATTCTTAAGAACGGCAGAATCAAGAAACATTTCGTTGATTGCCATGTTCGTATAAAAATTGTTTTGAAACGTATTATACGCCAGAACATCAAGCAGCACACTCATATTCGAGCCTTCAAAGTCATAGTCTTTGAATTGTGTTTGCGTTCTCAAATATTGTTTGAGTTGTTGTTTGGCCGCACCAAAATCGAGTTCTGTTATTGGTGTTTTAGGATTTGCCATCTTATCTTATCCTTTCTAAAATAACGTTGAGCGTGATTGGCTGTTGTCTGCTTTGAATAAAAAATCTTATCAGTACACCCACTTTATTATCATCGATATTTGAAGACACAGTTACATCAATCAATTCTGCTCTAGGTTCATACGTTTCAATGCAAGTAGTTACTCTATCTTCGATTAATTTGATGACCGCAGGCGTTATATTTTCGAACAGTAGAGCTCTAATACCTCCACCAATGAATGGTTGCATGAGTCTCTCACCCGGGTCTGTAAGGATTAGATTCTTGATTGCTTCTTTTACAGAATCTTCGTCCTTCAATACAGCAATATCCGAACTGATAGGGCTAAGCGCCAAATCCTTTCGGATATCAGAGTAGAGAACCGGCTTCTTAGTTCTCGGTGTGTATACCTGTACGGTCATTTATTCTGGCCTCGGTCTTCGTGTCAGATCTAGGTGGATATTACTGCCCTTAACATTTGCATAACCAAAACCACTTTCATATGCTGATTGAATCCAATCATCAGAATCGCCTGCAAGTTTTACGTCTAAAGCAATACCACTTAAATAAGACGATTCTGGAGATCCACCTACTTCTTCGTTATATTCTTCGGTTCTCCATCCGTTGACTACATCCAACTGTCCACCAACCTTCTTTTGAAAACGCATCAGATATACCTTTGCGTCCAAATCTATGTTCACCCAACCTTCGAGTCCCAATACTTCTGGATCTACCCAATCACCCGATATCTTAACTCTTGGATCGCTACCATTTTTTACTGCCTTACAACTGGGTAAACCGAAATATTCTGCAACGGTGGGAGGTGGTGGATTATTTGTCCCTTCAGCAGAATCCCATTTCTGTTCCATACTATTTATTATCTCTTTCTTACGCTCATCCGATAAACGGATACCTCCATTTCGTACTGCTGTTGAAGTATTCAAATTAGAAACGGCTTTCAATCTTCCTACTATTCTTCGATATCGGTTGGTGTAATCATCTAAGGGTCTATTTACTTCTTTAATTAATGCTTCGATATTGGTTGCAAAAGCACAAAATCTCATTACCA